TCCGGTCCAACTCAAACGCCCATTCAATATCTGAGCCGTCAAGTTCTTTGTAATCAGGATCAATAAGCACTGCGTCTGGGTTCATGATCGGCAAGATCAGGATTTCCTGCTCATCGGTTTCATCATTCACATACGCCCTGCTGACCTTCCAGAAGCCCAGATTGCGCTCTACCGCGCCTTGCAGGCCGCCGATATAGACCCGGCTCGCATTGCAGCCATATTCAATCGCCCGGATGCGGTTCTCGCGGTACTCTGCCAGCTCGTCAGTGGCATTATTGCCGGCCGGGTCTACTTTAATGCCGCGGGGGTTCTGGCGGGCAGTGTTACACACCTGGTTGACGTACTGATTTAGCTCGTCCGCGCAAACAGTTGGCCGACCCTTACGGGCCAGCTTATCTTCGTCATCCCATGGGTCTCCGGAGATGTAGCGGATATTCTTCTGGCCCTCTTCACGGTTCTTCCGCCACTTCTCCATGCCATAGCGGTAGCGTTCGCGGATACGCTTCAGCAGCGCGTCATTTCCAGTACCGAGGTCGGGATCTTTATCAGCCATTCGAGGGCGTTCTCAGTGCGGTGGGGCATTCAGGGCATATTTCCCGCGGCGGTTCATGCTTGAAGTCGTAAATCCATCCATCCCGACGCGCTTTCAGGATCACATCGACGTTCGTTTCTTCGCCAACTGCGTAAAAGATGCCCGTTCTTGTGCATTTTCCACAAACCAAAGTAAGTGTTCGTTCTGCCAGCGACCTAGCGATGGCATTCTCGGCATCTTTGATAGTCGAAGACACGTCTGCGGCGGGCTTGAACGCCTGCAAGTGTCCGTTTTCACCCAGCGTGGGCCATTGTTCGCGCTCTGCACGTTGTCCGGCCTGCGAAACGTACCAGTCAAGGGTCTTAGCCTCGAACCTCAGGTGCGGGCGGAGCGATTCATATAGTTCCTGACGAATTTCCCCGTCTACCTCGGTCAGCAGCCGCTCAAAATGCTTATGATCGCGCACCAGACGCCCCATCTGAGCGATTGCTTTGGCAATATCCGGCTCCAGGCCCATGCGCTTGAGCGAGGCTTTGAGAAAGTCCGCCTCATCGCGGATTCCACCGAGATCAACGACCGCCATAGCTGGTATGCTCCTGCGATCCGGCCGCGCGCGGCGAGGGTTGGCGACTAGGGGGACTGCTCAGCCGTAGCTTAGGAGGCTCCGCCAGTTTCGGGGCCGCGGTGTGCAGAAGCATGGCCTGAATTTTTGGAGCGGTCCAAGCCATTACTCTTCGGCCTCCTTTTCTTCCTCTTCCCGCTCAGGCTCGGCCTTCTCTTTGCCCTCAGGGATGCTCAGATGATTGGCGATATGTGCCAGCATCTCGTGGCCCTCAGCCGGCCCAAAGACATGATGCTCCGGCTCTTCATAGCCAGGCATGACGCCCATCTTCGAGCTATGACGCGGCCGCTCCTTGTAGTGATGAGTGATTGTATGGCCGCCATTCTCGGCAGGTTCAATCTCCATCCGCCTGATTTCGCGATGTTCTTTCGCCATGATTCTCCTTTGTGTACCAAACTGGTTATTACTCGCCGAGTAGCCGATTCGCCTTGGCGCGGATCTTGGCTGCAGCCCCGCTGGACAGCTTACCCTTCGCCACCATCTGGGTCGCGCGCGCCTTCGCATTCGCGGCATGAGCACGATCTGGCATGGGGTATTTGCGCAATCCGGGGAGCCCAAACTCGCTCTTGGGAATTGCATTACGTTCTGCTGCGACTAACTTTGCCATCTCAACTCCACGCCGACGCCAGCGCCGGTCTTTGCTTCTGTTGCGGTTTAGGGCCTGTCGGTTCTTTGATGCCCATTGCCAGCGTACGGAGCGCGTCTGCTGGGTGACTCGCATCATCGTGCAGCGGTTGACTGCGCGGCACACCTAACGCTGTGGCTGGTCCCCACTGGTAGCGCCTGAGATAGCCTAGGCCGTCCGAACAGAGCCCCGCGTCAAAGTACAGCTGCGGAAATATCGTCCGCACCGCGTTGATGCCATCTGCCACGTTCGTCTGCCGGTTGACTTGGACCTTGAAGCCCTTAGCGCGCATCAGCTCTTCGATTGATCGTCCAGTGCCAAGCTGCTTTGTGCCGCCGTCCCACGGAAGATAACAGGTACCAAGAACGTAGCCCCATGTCTGAATCTCGCGCAGGTAATAGTCAATCGCTTGGTGGTCGCCCTCGAAATACCTCAGCACCTTGATTTCGAACGGCGTCCGCTGCGCTGCCCAAATCGCTACTCTGTCGGCGTACCCCAGATCCCAGAACGTATCGACCGGCCGCATTCCATCATAAGGAACAGCGCGTATCTGGCCCTCAGTCTCAGCTCTCTGAATCTCTGCCTTATATATGGCACCTTCGACAGTTGACCGTGTGGCGCCCTCGTATACGTGATGAAATGTGTCATAGTCGCGTTCCTTGAGGGTAGCAATCTTCTGCTTGGATTCTTCTGAGAGCCAGTTGTTGTCGTGATAGCTGATCTTGCAAAGGAATGAGCCTTTTGGGGGATCAATTACGAAGTCCTGATAGACCGCGTCTGTCTCGAGATCAGGATTTAGGGACCACCAAATCTCTGAGCCTGGCTTACGAATAGTAGGAAGCAGGATCGTTAGGCTGCGTCGGCTTACCGTGCTTGCCTCTTCTCCCCAGAATATGTCGATAGCCTCGTAGGACTTGATGCTCGAGACTGTCTGCTTGCGGAGACCAGCGAATACAAACTCTGTGCCGTTCTTACCCCTGATTTCGCTCTGAAGGGGTGTGTAGAAGTCCTCGAGGCCTAAATTCACGATCTGATCAGTCAAGAGCTGATGAACTGACTCACGAATGGAATCCATCGTTTCGCGGCCACAGAGGATACGAGGTCCATCCATTCGCCCTGGCCATAGAATGCTTGGGTTTGCCCCGATGATCAGCAGCGCTCGAGCAATAGACCACGATTTGCACCCGTCTCTGCCGCCATACAGCGTTTTGTAGGGGTGCGGCTCAAACAGCGGCGCCAGCTTCTCGGGAAACTCAGCCTTTACTTTGCGCGGTTCCACTGTCACCCGTCTTCACAAACTCCACGCTGATTGCAGACTGAATCGGACCGCCGCCCGGACCGCTGATGAACTGCTCAACCTTATCGCCATATTTCTTCGGTTTGCGCTTCCCAGCAGTCCATTGAGCCTGGCGGCATTGAAACTGAACGAGTTGCCAGTTATCGACCGTTGCAGTCTTAGCTAGCGCGTTGGTGCGGTCAATCTCAGCCTCGCTTGCCGCTGCTTGCGCGCGCGCGATAGCACTCTCAAAGTCTTCGTCCTCTAAGCGGTGCCTGTAAAAGCTAGGCTCGCTAATGCCAATTAACTCAGCGATTTGCGCAATAGGAGTGCCAGCAAGAATCTCATCCTCACAGGTTGCAACCATTTGCGCTGTCCACTTGATCGCCATACGTCACTGAATAGCCTCGGTATAAAACTTATCCGCCTCGAATGCCGTTCGCCGCTCGATCATGTAAGCAGCCTGTGCGCCGATTGGCGGCTTGAAGGTGATTCCTGGAAGCTCAGCGCAGTCGAGCAACTCCCGTTCCGCTGCTTGCTTATTGCGCGCCTGTATTGATTCTGGGATGGTTAAGTCGCGCACTGACACGTTGATTTCTACCCAGGCGCACGCACATTGTTCAATGGCGCGCAGGGCTTGATTCCGCTTGAGGCGAAACCCGCGTGTGAGATTGAGGATTCTTGTGTCTTGGCTCATTCTGGGAGGTCGCGGGCTGCGTGCCCGGAGGACGAGAGCAAAATAGCTCTATTCGGTACGGTAACGCGTTTGTTTCAGCGTGTCAATGCGCTTCTTTCAGCGACCCACTCACGACGCCCGCTTCTCCGGGTAGATCGCAATGCGCTGAGAGTGCAGGACGAGTGCACCGCGCGTCTCGACCAAGTGTACGGTCGTGCGGACTTGCACTCGCGGGATTGTGGACGTCTTTTGCATCGTTGCACATTGGATGCAAGTTTATCACCTTTCGCGCGAATTACGTGTTGAACCTAGCACATTCTTGGATTGCTCTGCAAGTATTCGTTTCTTGCGCGCGGCTTTTATTGCGTTTAACTCTAATGTTTTGTGATACTTCTCTGCCTTGGCCAGCTCAAAGATCTGGTGGATGGCGAGGTAGGCTTGCGGCGTTGTCGATGGTTTCATGCCCTTCGCGCCCCCCCCTTCGCCGACAGCCGCATCATTTCCGCCACGGTCGCGCGCACAACCGGCTTGGCGGCAGATGCGCGCCATGTTACCGGCGGGTGCGCTGGCATCGGTGCCGACGTTCGCAGGATTATGCGCCTCGCCTCATCGTCTGCACAGTGCATAAGCTGGTCAAGTAATACCTTTATGTTTTTGACCTTGCGCGTCTGCGCGTAGGTTAGCCCAAATTGCGCCATGAGCACAGCCCGCACGGGGTTGAGTTTGCACCCGACCTTCTGGGGCCTGGCTGGGTCTTTGCGAGCGGTCATGCGAACAAATCTCCCGACTGCGCCGGTTCTGGCGCTTTCTCTTTAGGCGGCGCGCCTTTGTTGTAACACGCAGTGCAGTAAGACGGGCGACCGCGGTTGACAGCCCACATTGTGTCCTTCCCGCACTTCTTGCAGTAGATCGACGCCTCGACTGTGCTTTTCGTAAAGAAGTGTTTCATGACGCCTTGTCCCTCTGAATCTCATTCATCACCGCGCCACAGGGAATAGAGTTACCCGCCGCGTCGTGCTGAGGCCCATTGCGAGCCGTACCACGGCAGATGCGGGGCCTATCGTCGGCAGGATCTATGAAACCCGTCATGGTCACGCCGCAGTCAGGGCAGCGCCAGCGGACTTCATCCCTCAGACCGCTATTCTTCGCAATGCGCGACAGGCGCGCGCGCTCGGCCAAGGGCTTGAGTTCGGCTGGCATGGGAAGATATTTTTCGGTCTGCCACCAGATTTCCAAGCCACCGCGGATATCGGCCGCATCAAAGCCGCCCATGGTCTGCCGCCAGATCTTCTCTTGCGCGTCGTCTGGAACCGGCCGGGTTGAGGCTGCGCGGCAGGCTTCCTGGTAAATCACTTTCATTTCACTGGGCTTCATCGTCGTCACACACCCTTTCTTCAAATGCTCTACGGGCCGCTTCTTTGGGGCTCAACTTCGCATCCGCACGCGGCCAGGTCTGCGGAGCATCCCAATTCCCAGACATGAAAAACTTGTAACTCGATCCGTAAGACCATTCCAGCAACGGGGAGGCCTGCTGGTATTCCACCCATCGGGCGATCATGTGCTCAATTGCAGTCTCGACGTTCCGGCCGGTTTCCTTCATGTGCACCGCCAAGAGCCGGTTCATCCCTGCCTGCTCTTTCATCCCGAAGATGCCGACGCTTTCTGAGAGGCAACGGGTGTCTACGCTATCGGGACTTTGATTGCCGGGGGTGTCTTCTGGTCTGTTCTGTATCTGCTCTGTTTCTGTTCTGTTCTGTTCTGGTGCCGTTACAGTAACGGGGATAACCGTTTCATGTAACGTTTCATCCTGTTTCTTAGTTTGTCTAAAGCGGCGAACACGATCAGTAGAACTATCTGATAAGAATTGACGGCGGTTCCAATTAAGGAGATTCCAATCTTCATCGATGAATCCTTTTTCGATGAAAGCAGCCTTGGTTTTAGTGAGTTCCTCGTCACTTATCCGCCAATGAAACGCCCGCTCCGTTTCATGTAACGTTTCATCTTTACAGCGGGAACAGAACAGCATCACCAGGCGGCGCTGGAGAGCTTCACTCATCATTTGCACTTTAGGATCGTCTGAAAATTCCGAATACAATCTAAACCACGGATTTGCCATTCTTCCCTCTCTCAGTAAGGCTGGTGGAGGAAGCTGAGAGACTTCCCCCACCACTTGCGGTCCCGGTGATCAGCCAGGGCACCCGATGTCGCCCGCCGCGCTCGCAGTGAGGACATCTGCCATCATAATGCACCTGCGCCCCGCGTTCAAGCAAAATCTGCAGGGACTTATGTCCCTTTTGTTGAGAGTTCATGCAAAAAGTCTTTCCTGCGCCGATCTTAAGCAATGCGGACTGAAATAAACCCGCTCCTTTGAGGAGTTCTCGCGGGCGCGGTTCTTGCCCTGAGAACCATAGCCGCCTCTCGCCTTCCACTCCACGCAATCCCACGATCCCGGCATATCGTGTTCCCCCTCGTATCCGCAGAGCGCAATCCTGATTAGCGCGTCGTCTCCATGCGCGATTGCCCACTCTCTGACCTCGTGCGCCACCGTGAGGCTATCGGTGCTGTAGAGGGCATCTGTGCGCCCGTCAAGGTATGGCGGATCGAGGAAGACTCCCGTAGTACCAAGCTTGACCGTTGGCGTAGGGCCGCAAACTCGGGACCAGTCTCCGCAGCATACCCGCACGCGACGCAATCGTTTGGCTAGTTCGTTCATGTACTGAAACAAAAATTCCCGCGTTCCCGAGGTGCGGTCGCTTAGGCATTCGTCGCCGCCCGTTCCCGCGTTCCCGAGGTGCGGTCGCTGCCTGTTTACCCCTCTGCCCGCGTCCCCGAGGTGCGGGAGCTTACGGTGTACGCCCGTTCCCGCGTCCCCGAGGTGCGGTCGCTGCCTGTTTACCCCTCTGCCCGCGTCCCCGAGGTGCGGGAGCTGCCTGTTTACCCCTCTGCCCGCGTTCCCGAGGTGCGGGAGCTGCACCGAGCACCAGCCCGAGCCAATCCAGATACA